GACCAATCGTCCCCCGACCACCGACAACGCACCACCAACCCCGATTCCCCCGACCTCAAACCATTGACCACGAGCTCCCGACCCTGCTCCCCCCCGAATAAATACAGGTTGGGGGAGGAGAGAGGGTGGGCTAAGAAGAAACTTACCCCGCCAGATCGGTAAAAAGCGTAGTGCCACGCAATTTGGTGAGACGACAGATTTAGCCGGTAATTTTTAGTCGTTTTGAGCTCAATCCAAAATGGCACTCCCTCGGCGCACACAAAAACGTCTGGAATCCCTCCTCCAAAGCGGTTTTCAATCCGCGTCAAGTGCCAATCTTGAGGTATTTTCTTCCTCAGCCGATTCCACAACAGCGTCTCCGGTTTCTGCGACATCTACCACCTCGTATTGCGCCTCGAGAAAGACTGATGGATGCTGCCGGCGCAGCTCGAGCAGCCGCACCTCTATCTCCTCGCGGCTCATGCTCTCGACAGCGTGGTAATGATTCGTCTCACGTCTATCTACAGTCAGGCCGCCCAAGGCCGAGCGGGTTTTTTCGGCGTTAATAGCCGCCGAGAATTTCCCACCTTCCTCAGCACCAATCGAGAGCTCGCGCAGTCGCTTAAGCTGGCCCAGCAGAGTTACGCCATATTTCCTTTGTCGATCCTCACGGAGCTCATTGATATATTCCGCGACGTGGGGAAACAAGCCAGGGTCAAGAAGTTTATACGCCTGGGCCTTAGCCACCCCGGGTCCATCACTGTAGCCGGCGAGGCGCACGCACTCCGCGTTTGAGTTCTGGCCATCCACATAATATCGCGCGAACTGTTTCTGACGGTTCGTTAGCGTCCGCCCAGTTTTTTCTTCGATTGCTTCGGCTCTTCGAGCCATTCCAGGTTTACTCATTAGGTTTGCCCCGTATAGCAGGTAAAATATGAAAACAGTTTTCAGATCTTAGTTCAACGCCTCTTCGCACGACTAGAAATTTTTATTTGATATAAATCATTACAAACAAGTACTTACATTACAAACAAAGCATGAAACACGTAATCATAAAACATGACAAAAAGTGTTACGAATGAAAATCTGTAGAAACAATGACTTACAGACCTAAAAATTACGAAGTGTTACAAGTGTTACGAAAACAGCGAAAAGTGTTACGGATCTTTTGTCCATGTTTCAATGACTTACGGCCGAAAACCCCAAATCCGTAACACCGTAACACTTTTTTTGACCAAAAAAACGTTTTCAAAAAACGTTTTCAGATTTTGCCTGCTATACGGGGCGAAGTCATTTTCCTTGATCCTATGTCCCCCATCATTTATTATTAGGTTGTAGTTCCAGAAAGCAGAGAGGAGAGCATTATGAAAGACCCTACCCCAGACATCAAAGAGATGCCGCTGCAAGACGTGCGCGTTGAGTTCGAGCGCCTTGGCGGTATGTTTCTGGACGTCGATGTCAGTTACCACCTTGAATTTGAAGCCGGCGAGCGTTACCCCATCGTCCACGTGGACGATGTCATAGGGTTCGTTGCTCGGTTGCAGAAATACATCAGCGTGAAGCACGAGGTCGTTAACATGGCCGGCCTTGAGCAGCGTCTCGAGGACCAGGTCATCGAAAACATGTGGGCGGATGGAGAGCTGCCATGAGAACAAAAGAGCGCACCCCAGAGCATTTGTTTGCGGAGGCTTGTCTCAGCGACAACACGTTGGAAGAGCTCCAGGTGGCCGTTGCGTTGCCGCCGGACAGCTATGACATGGCCGAGTTTGGCATACCCTCAGCGGCTGCGTATTACGCTGCACTGAGGGACGCTATCGAATGGATGGAGGAGAGGACATGAAAACAATCACGATCAACAAGACTGAGCTGAACATTTCGGCAGCCGAGCAACGCGCGTTGGGCATCTTGGCGGACCACGATTTTACTGTGCCACTGAGCGCATTTGAGGAGGGGCGGTCATGGCGGCACAAGAAATTTATTTTGCCGCGAGGATCTAGAGCGAAGAAACTCGGCATTGAGGTTATTGATCTGGATATTTTGTGTAATCTTTTTGGCGGTATTTCGCACCAGAGAAACATGAGAAAGGACGTTATTGAGAGAGGAACGGCAGCGATTATTCGATTTTGGGCTGCCGGCGCCGGAACGTGGATGGGAACACCTCCATGCTCTCAGCAAGCAGCAAGCAGGCTTAAACGCTTTTTTCGTGAACATCCGCGTCACAAGAAATGTGTGCTTGGTGACCCCCGAAAAATAAATCTCATTTTGGCAAAGTGCGGGGGAGCGTTGTCATGAGCCCTGGACCGTGCGAGAGGTGCCACCAACCGATTTTGGATGAGGATGATTACCATTCGGATGATTCGGGCGAGCATCACCAAGCCTGTTTTGACGAGTGGTTCAAGGAGGAGGGGGCCTATTGGCGTCCGATTTACGATCGGGAAAAACGTGCTGGACTGATACCGAAACGAGGAGATGATAGTGACCGTATTTGATGAGAGTAAAATTGAGCAGAATGTTCGTGACAGGTTTGCAGCGGAAGAAGACGCAATCCGGATACCAGTACGAAAACTGGACCGGGACATACTCAAGGCCGCTTCGGAGTTGACATCGACGGAGGCGAGATTTCTGGTCGATGCTTATTACTCGATGCAAGCTGGGCGCATCCGCGCCAACAACCAGATTCGTGCCCTCACGGAAAGCGGGGAACCGCATGAGAGCATCGGTTGGCTTTCAACCGAGAGCCGTGTGCTGGAGGAGAGTGTCAAACGCGCCTTGGACGTCTACTCGGATAACCACCCTGTCGGAACCAGAATGCGGACCGTCGTGGGGGTCGGGCCTGTTATTGCAGCAGGCTTCCTGGCCCACATCGATATAAACCGAGCGCCAACAGCGGGTGCAATCTGGCGCTATGCAGGACTCGACCCAACCAGCGAATGGCGCAAGGGTGAGAAGCGACCCTTCAACGCGGCGCTCAAAACCTTGTGCTGGAAACTCGGCGAGTCCTTTGTGAAGGTGTCAAACCACCCCGACTCTCTTTACGGACAAATCTATAAGGAACGCAAGGACATCGAGCTCAGCAAGAACGAGGCCGGCGACTTTTCCGACCAGGCTGATGCTAAATTGGAAAGGTACAAAATCGGGAAGACTACCGACGCCTATAAAGCGTATTCCATTGGCAAACTGCCACCGGCCCACATTCATGCGCGCGCCAAGCGGTATGCTGTGAAAATGTTCATCTCACACCTCCATGAAATCTGGTACGAGATCGAACTTGGGAAACCGGCACCCGTTCCCTACGTCATGGCGCACGGCGGCCATGTCCATAAGATCGAGCCGAACTGGTAGCATCATCCACGAACCAAGATGGGAGAGAGGTCCAGGCAAGCAGAGCGAACCAACGCGTGAGAGAGAATCATGGGTGTTGACAGAATCAATTGGAGAAAATGATCCAACCGGAGACGAGGGAACCAAGTGAGAAGAGAGATCCACACTTGGCAAGCAGGGCGAGAGGTCCATTGAAGGAGAGCGAACCAATGGGTGAGAGAGAATCAGGATCCAGGGAACGAATCAGGTAAACAGAATGATCCAGGGAACGCGAGCAGTTTTACATGCGGAACGAGAGGTCCATCCGAGGCGAGGGAACCATCTGCGAAGAGAGAATCAAGAATGTTGAACGAATCAACAACTCCGAATGAATCAAGCTTTTGTGAACGAATCAAAGGTTCGGAATGATCCAGTTCCATCTGAGCGAATTTTGCCAATCAAGAAGAGAGAATCAAGGTAGATGACTCAGAAGCAGTCAGACCGACGTTTTAAATCCACTCTTGGAGACCAGAACCACCAATGATGAGAGATTCAAATCCATTAGAGGAGAGAGATCCAAATCCATATCCACGGAGAGATCCATCCGGGGCGAGCGAACCACAAACCAAGAGAGATTCAAATCCACTCGACAAGAGAGAACCACCTTCTCTGAGAGATCCATTTACCGGAGAGCGAGCCAGTGCCAGAGAGAGAATCGAAGAACAGGAACGAATCAGGTACCACGAATGATCCATGAAAAAAGAGGGAACCATCCGCGAAGAGAGATCCAACGGTCTACAGGGAACCAACGATGACGAGAGATCCACCCAGTCAGAGGGAACCAATTGAGAAGAGAGAACCATTTAGGAGTGTGAAATGATAACTGAGCGAAGTTTCGATCGCAGCATTAAGAGGATTATTTCCGGCGTGACATACAACACCGAGACAGCGACGGAGGTCGCGGGGGTGGTTGGTGAGGCACTCTTTAAAACTCGGTACGGTTCTTATTTCATCGCTTACGAAAACTCGGAACGTGAATGTGACAGGGGGCTGTCCCCGATATCTAGGGAAGAGGCTAGAACGTGGCTAAAAACCCACTATCGGCGGGAGTTGCCGCCATGGACGTCCAACGCAGAGCGTCGGATTACGCTGCGCATGCCGAGCACGCTAGGAATCCAAATTGACGCTCTGGCGAAGAGCAATGATCAATCGACAAATGCTTGGATCATCCGGTGCCTCGAGCGCTGTGTCCGAGCTCAAGGAACTAACTGATGGGATTACTAGGAAAAAGCAGCAGAGGTCGTACCTACTGCAATGTCATATGTTATGTGCAGTTTTCATCCACTTTACATTTCAGGGGATAATGATGAGGGACATAAAAAGCACCCGCGACATGCGCGGTTTCCTGCTTGAGCAAATGCAGGGAGTGGCCGAAGGAACTACCGATTTGGGGACGGCCAAGGGCGTTGCCAACATCGCGCAACAGGTCTACAACACAATCAACATCGAGCTTAAGGTGGCCCAAGCCAAGGAAAAGCTTAAAGGACTGACAATTGACTCTGTCAACTTTGACGATTAGTGGCGTTGACGCCGATATCATCGCCGACGCTATTGCGTCCGCCAAAGCCCAGCAGGATAGCAGGAACCTAACCAAGAAAATTTTGGAGTGCGATGAAGCATTTGCTGAATACATAGCGAAAACCTCGTTCAGGAGAGAGCCGTGCGTTCGGCAGGGCACCTACGGAGGGAGGCAGATGCCCATTTATTGTCACTGGTACGGCTTCCCCTGGGAGGACCCCCGCAGTCCTGTCGTGATGCTGGGGTCACGCTATAGTTTGATTCGACGATTTTCTTGGAGCACCTCCGCCTGCGCCAACGGTTGGGCCTATGAGGTTTTTCTGCGCTACATGCGACGGTCCAAATTCACCTCTATGGACAGACGTGAAATTTCCAATTTCATAAGGGATGTGGAACACAGACTCTATAGAAAATTTTCGCTTTCGTATCATTTCGACAATCGCGTCGCGCCTCTCGTATATGAACATTGGTGGATTGGCGGGGAGGCTTTTTTTCGGCAAGGCCCCATCAGTGAGACGATGATGCGGCTACTAATGCAGGTGTACAAAAAGTTTGGCACGTTGAGCGAGAAGGCTCTCCGGTATGCCGAGAAGGCGTCGGCTGAGGAGGTGGAGAGTGAAAAATGAGCTGCTTGCAGCATTGTTAATGCTTCCGCTTTGTGTGGCGGCGGTGGACGACTTTCCGCCGGTGACAAGTGACGAGCAGTACTGTATGGCCGAAGCCATGTATTTTGAGGCTCGAGGCGACGGTTGGCGGGGGATGGTAGCTGTAGGAGCGGTGGTGATGAACCGTGTGGCTGACCGCCGTTATCCGGACACGGTGTGTGAGGTAGTGCACCAGGGAGCGGAGCGCAATGACCGGCTCTGCCAGTTCAGCTACTTTTGTGATGGGCTTCCGGAAGCGTTTGGTGACAGTGAGCTCCGGGACTTGGCATATCGGATGGCTGATGCGGTCTTGAGCAGTGGGCGGGTGTCGGTGGTCGGCGTAGCCAACGCAACACATTACCACGCAATGCGCGTAGCACCGTGGTGGGCCGACACTCTCGAGCTCCAGGGATGCGTGGGCGACCACGTCTTCTACCAATGAAAAACATGGACTTTGACCGAGATGAGTGGCGCACTCCAGCGTGGCTGTTTCGGGTTGCCTCTCGAAACTTCGGCCCTTTTTCGCTGGATGTCGCGGCAACTGACGAGAATACGCTATGTCCATCCTTTTTTACCAAAGACACAGATGCACTGTCGCAAAAGTGGCCTTCCCAAGATGAAGAGGACGATTTTGGGATTGACGTGGTCTGGTGCAACCCGCCTTATTCCAACATTACACCTTGGCTCGAGCACGCTATTGAGTGTCGATCTGAGGTGGTGTTTCTCTTGCCGACGCCGAACGGTGAGAAGCGTGACAGACTGATTTTCGGATACGCCACGGACATTTTGTTTTTCGACAAGAGAGTGGCTTTCGTGCAGCCGAACGGGACGCCCAGAATAGGCAATCCCCGAGGTTCGTGTTTAGTGAGGTTTGCGCCTCTGGTCCCTGGCCGTTACGGTTGGCGTCCCAGGCACAAAAAAGACAGGGTCAGAGCAGATTTATATGAGGGTGCCAGCTAGCTTCCTCGATCTTTGTGGCCGGCCCCTTCTCCAGATGTTTTGATTGCATCCAGATCGTAGTTCATGGCTGCCAGCAATGCCTCCATTTTATAGATGGAGGGCTCGAGGATCTTCTTTCTTTCGTAGTTTTCAATGGTTGAGATGCCGACCCCAGACCGCCTGGAGAGCTCGGTGCGCGTGAGCCGAGTCTCTTTCCGAGTCTCCAGCAGAATGCTGGACCAGTGGTCTGGAATCGGTCCCTTCATCAATGCGTCGTGTGGTCTTCTTCGCCCTCGAACTCTTCAAGAATAGACGCATAACTGGTGTAAGGCGACCCGCGGTCAAATGCGAGTGTAATGGCCAAAAGCCGACTCATCATGTACCCCAGCGTGGGAACGCCCATGTGCGAGGCACCGTATTCAATGGCAACTCGGAATAGAGCAATGGTCTTGGCCGTGGGCGATACGTCCTCGGAGCATTTGTCGGTCAGATCGCAAACATTTTCGTAAAATTTGTCTAGATCGTTCATGAGATAAAGCTAACGTTGTCGGGAAGAGAATCTTGCTCTTTGTGAATCTCGGCATAGAACTCCAAGACTTCTTTGTTGCTAGGGAAATCCTTAGCCAAATTCACCAAAAAAGCAATCTGTTGTGCCGGCGAGCGGTGGTCCGTTTGCGCCATTTGCCACAAATCGGCCCACACCTCGAGAGGCACTGCCACGGATCGGAACTTCCGGTTTTCTTTCTCTGATACAGTTTTCACCATTGTACTTCTCCTATTTAGTCAACCAGTTTCTAAGATTTTCGCCCAGCACTTCGCTGGCGATGTCCATTTTGTTGCGGAGGGCCTTGACGATCCGCTCGTCAATGGTTTTCTCCGCAATGAAATCAATGTAAGTGACGCTTTTGTGTTGCCCAATTCTGTGAGCTCGGTCCTCGGACTGCATTCGCACTGCCAGGTCAAAACTATTGCTGAAGTAGATGACCGTCTGGGCTGCCGTTAGAGTGATGCCGTACCCGCCGGTCTGGGGGTTGCCTACGAAATACATGGCCTTCCCGTTTTGAAATCGCTCGATGCCCCGGGTCCGTTCTTCGTCGCTGGTGTCCCCATAGTAGAGAACGGTGGAGTCGGCACCATATTTTTTGATAAGGGCTTGGCTGATGCGCTGCACGTCGTAGCGGAACCGCGACCAGATAATGACTTTGCCTTCCATTTCTTCGAGGCAGGTCAAGAGCTCGTTCAGGCGGTTGTCATTGATCTCGATCAGGTCGCCACCGTCGGATTTGGTATGGCCGCTCAACACCTGCTGTAGGCGTAGGAGCTGGGTCATGACGTTTGTGGTGGTCATAAATTCGTCATCGCCTATTTGCGCCAACGCAAATTCTCGGAGCTCGTTATATATACGAGCCTGGTCCTCGCTCAGCGTGATGTTTCTCTGTGTATAGATCTTCGGAGGAAGATCGAGGCACTCATCCTTGCGGATACGGTGGCTGAATCGCTTCAGCAGCCAGGAAAGTCTGTCCAGGTCGCGATATCCGACCACCAGGTTAAATTCGTGAGTGCCCACCTGCCGGCGCTTCATGACAGCGTAGCGATATTGGTACTGGTAGAAGTTGTTTCCCACCTCCCCCAGCAGGTGTTTGTCCAGAAATCGGCATTGAGACCACAGATCCAACGGAGACTGGGTCACCGGTGAGCCGGTCAAAATCCGCCGATACTTGGCCAATTCCCCCAGTTTGATGACCGCTTTGGTGCGTCTCGCCTTCGGACTCTTGATGGCGGTGGACTCGTCAATGGCCAATAACGCCTGAGACTCTCTTAAAAGCTGCCCAAGGAACTTTTGTCCTTTGGCAGTGGATAGGGACTCTATATTCATAACGAGGATTCTGAGGCTTTCTGAGGGCTCTAAAACCTTCAGCAGCGTCTGCTTCTGAGCTTTATTGGGGGTTGGGGTCCAGACAGCCAAATGCCTGTCGATTGAGTCGGGCAGGTGCTTTGGGATCTCGAGGACAGCCCAGTTGCGGTAGACGCCTTTCGGGGCCACCACCACAAAGGTGTCAATGAGATCGTGTTGGAACAACACGGCGACGTTGTCGATGCATATTTTGGATTTACCGGTTCCCATGTCCAGGAACAGAGCCCAGTTTTCATGAGCCCAGCATTCTTTGAGAACGGTGGATTGATGAGCGAACGGTTTCGTTTTGAACTTATACGAGTTCATTCTTTCTCCTTTCAGGGTCTGACATCACAATACATGATACAGCAGGTCGACGGAGGTTGTATAGGAGGTACGTCTTGGAACCACATTGGGTACGTCTTGGAGCCATATTCCAGGTCCAAAACGTGGTAGACGCCTTCTCAAGAGAATTTGCGTTGACGGACGCTGCACCGCAGTCCATAATAAATGGCGTGAGGGAACTCTTTTCCATTCCCTTACAATCAGAGAGGAGAAAGCAGTTGGAATCGACCGTCTTTGTAGTGCAGGAAAACCCCCGAGTCGATGTGGTATCGGCGGCTCAGTGGGGCAACCTCATTGCCCTCTCGAATCCTTTCGACCAAGTTCATCTCAATCCAGGTCGGATCGTTTCTCAGTTCCGTCGCAAGCTACGCCGATACAGTGATAATGACTGGCTGTTGCCCTTGGGCGACCCAGCCATGATCGGTATTGCGTTTGCTGTTGCCGCGGATGCCAATGAGGGGCGAGTAAACTTACTCAAATGGGACCGACTGGAGAAGCACTACTACCCTGTGAAAATCAGTGTACGTGGAGGAATTGAGGAACTCACAACCTGACGAGGATAAACGTATGAGCACGAACGATGTCTGGGAGACCATTACAGCGGACGCATCGGCTTTTGAAGGGTTGACCACCGAGGGTGGGTCGGAGCTTTCAGATTTGGTCCGGCAGATTGGCCGTGTCAACAAAGAAGTTTCGGCACTGGATGAGCAGCTCAAGGCGCTGAAGCGCAAGCGCGACCACTATATCTACGATCTCATTCCCGCAAAAATGCAGGAAACCGGCTTGGACAAGGTTGTGGTGGGAGACAATACCGTCAGCCTGTCCACGTTTGTTTCCGGCACAATGCCGAAAGATCCAGTGCAGAAGCAGGTAGCCCTGCAACATTTGCGGTCAATTGGCGCTGGGGATTTCATCAAGAACACAGTCAGTGTTGATTTTGGTGTCAGTCAGGACGATGAGGCCAAAAGTTTCCAAGCTGACTTGAGTGATCGTGGGCTACAGCCAGAGAGCAAGACTTGGGTTGAACCGATGACGCTGAAGAAGTTGATCAAAGAACGTGCGGAGAATGGCCAAGAAATAGATTTGGAACTTTTTAACGCATATATCGGAACAGTAGCGAAGATCAAAGGAGCATAGAGATGGCAAAAGGTAATGGGAAAGACGCTGCACTGAAACGTGCATTCGAAGCGGATGCAGGAATCGGGTTTGAGGAAGTCACATCATCAGACATCCAAATCCCCTTTCTGCGAATCATTCAGGCATTGTCGCCTCAAATTAAGAAGAGTGACCCAGCGTTCATTGAAGGCGCGGCACAAGGCGATATTTTCAACACCGTAACCACTACGGTGTGGGATGGGGGGGACGGTGTTTCCGTTTTGCCCGTCTATTTCGAAACCAAGATGCTCGAGTTCGTGCCCAGGCATCAAGGTGGAGGATTTGTGGGGGAACTGTCCACCGGGAGTGATGAAGTGCGCCGGGCAGTGCGAGACACGGACAGTGGTTTGGAACTGCTGGAAAACGGAAATGAACTGGTCAGGACTGCCAGTCACTACATCAAGATTGTGCATGACAACGGCGATCTTGAGAACGCAATCGTGGATATGAAAAAGACCCAGCTTAAGAAGTCCCGGCTGTGGTTGTCCATGATGATGATGCAGAAGCAGAACGGCGTCACTTTGCCCAGTTTTGCCAACACCTACCGTTTGAAAGCGGTCGAGGACGGCAACGACAAGGGAAGTTGGTTTACATGGAGTATCAGCTTGGAGGGCATGGTGCCGACTCTTGAGGCTTACACCGAGGCAAAGGAACTGCACGGCAGCATCAAGCGCGGTGAAATGCGCCTCACGCCTCCTCCAACAGAGGCGGTACTCGGGGCACCTTCAGAAGACTTGCCGTTCTGATTTGTGAGCCCCCCGTTCGCGGGGGGCTTCTTTTTCGATGTCAGAACTCGAACGTTTCTTCCGCTTGTTTCGCGGCTACTCTAACGCCTACGGCACAACCACCGTAACTGGGACCGAGGCGAATGGGAAGGCTAAGGCCAACTCGTTCATTGTCCGTGAGCCGTTGACGCTGGAGCTCATGGAGCAGCACCTCGGTGGTTTTATGGGAATTGGTGCCATCCCCATTGATGAGAAGAGTCTTAGCTTTTTCGGTGCGCTCGACATTGACGATTACAATTTAGACCTAGTCGGGTTGCTCGAGAAGATACGCAGATTCAAGTTGCCCCTAGTTTTGTGTCGGTCGAAAAGCGGCGGGGCACATTTATATTTGTTCCTGTCGGAAGCCATTCCAGCGGTTGAGATCAGAGACAAGCTCGCCGAGTTCGCATCGATTCTGGGCTGGGGTACTTGTGAGATTTTCCCTAAGCAGGATGAGGTCCGCACCGAACGTGGAGACGTTGGTAACTTCATCAACCTGCCTTACCACAACGCAGAGTACACAACGCGATACGCGCTGGATAAAGACGGTGAACCGCTTACTCTTGCCGAGTTTTTAGATCTGGCTGAGTCTTGCTGCTGCACACCGGATGCGTTGAGGTCCATCAAAGAAGACAAGGAGAGTGTCCTGCCGGACGGCCCTCCTTGCTTGCAGCAACTGAGTTGTGGCGGGATCCCAGAAGGTGGCCGAAACAACACTCTTTTAAACGTGGGCGTCTACTTCCGCCAAGCTCATCCGGAGACGTGGGCTGAGAAGCTCGAGGAATACAATCGAGACTTTTGTTCTCCTGCGCTGCCGGCCAGGGAGATTGTCACCATACAGAACCAGTTGGAGAAGAAAGACTATTACTACACCTGCAAGCAGGAGCCGTTGCACAGTCATTGCAATCGGGCTAAATGCAGACTGCGCAAATTCGGTATAGGCAATGGCCAGGCTCTTCCAATGCTCAGTGGCTTGACCGTCGTGGAGTCTGAGCCGCCGGTATGGTTTTTGGATGTGGATGGTTCGAGGCTCGAGCTCTCCACCAAGCAGTTGCAAATGCAGCAGGAATTTCAGCGTGCTGCGATGGAGCAGATGTACAAGATGCCGGCCAAGATGAAAGAGGCCGAGTGGCGTGATTTGGTTGACGGTCTTCTCGAGAATGCGACCAAGATAGATGTTCCGGATGAGCTTACGCACAAAGGGCTTTTTGTCGAGCTCGTGGAGAATTTCTGCATCAGCCGGCTGCAAGCGCATTCCGCAGAAGAGTTAGTGGTGGGCAAACCGTGGACAGAAGACGGTTACACATACTTCAAGTTGAGTGCATTACAGGACTTTTTAAAACGACACAACTTTACGCATTACACCCGCGGACAAATCACTGAACGTTTGAAGGAAATGAACGACGGTGATAAGGCGATGCACCAGTATCGCTATAAAGATGACCGTGGCGAGTGGAGAAATGTGCGTGTTTGGGGTGTTCCGGAAGTTAACAAGGGTGATGTAGAGCTCCCCGCCGTGGAGGTGGAAGATGACGAGGTACCGTTCTGATGGATAAAACAGAAATTACATATCTAGGTCCGCCGGGCACTGGTAAGACGCAAAACAATTCCAACTTGGTGCGCAACTGCATTGAAGAGGGCATAGCGCCAGACAGAATAGCTAATGTGTCTTTTACCAGGCGTGCGGCTCGTGAATGTCGGGAGCGCGTGCATAAGGATTGGGGCTTGGAGCAAGATACTCTTCCCTTTTTCCAAACGCTGCACAGCATGGCGTTCAGGGCAGGCGGGTATAAGAAGGATGATGTGATAGGCGTCAAGGATCTAAGAGCCATTGGCGACTATTTGGGACTGACCTTCAGTTTTCCGGACAGGAGTGCTGAGACAGACATAGACCGGTTCGGAATGATTACGGAGGGGGACAAATACCTAAACCTGTACAGTTATGCTCGAAGCATCTGCCAGAGCTATGAGGAACGCTTCAGACTTCTTGGAGATTATGATCTGAAGTGGCCCATTCTGAGTCGGTTTGTCACAACGTATGAAGACTACAAGCGGACCAATCAAAAGATAGACTTCACCGACATGATAGAGGAGTTCATTGCAATGGATGAGTGTCCGCCCATTGACGCTCTCTTTGTCGACGAGGCTCAAGACCTTTCGACTTTGCAATGGAAAATGATTGATGTTCTTAGAAGGAGGGCGCTCACCCAGGTTTTCAGTGGCGATGATGACCAAGCAATCATGTCGTTTGCCGGCGCGGACGTGGGTGCATTTCAGCGATGCACAGAGAAAAAGCAGGTTCTCACGCAGTCGTACCGAATACCTAGGGCCATTTATGAAATAGCCAACATGGTTTCCAGCAGGATCGTCAACCGTGTTCCAAAGGAGTGGAGGCCCACAAAAGAAAAGGGCGCTATCTTCGAGCATATGGGTTTGGACAGCATTCCTCTCGAGCAGGGCGAGTGGCTCCTGATGACTCGAACCAACAGACTTGCCCATGCCTATGGAATACGGCTAAGACAGCAGGGACTGATCTATCAAGATCGTCACGGTAATCCTTCTATCCCCTCCAAGTTGTTTGATGCGATCGTTGACTGGGAGGCTTGGTTGCGGGGGGCGAAGATACTTCCTTCCCAGATAAAAGGCATCTACTCCTATATGAAGTCCGGCGTTGGGTATTGCCGGGGTTTCGGACCCAATTCGAAAAACTTGTTAGAGCTCGATGCCAATATTCCTTTGACCATGGAAGAAGCTCGTACGTCGGCGGGTCTCACAGCTCCTAAAGAGATGTGGAAACTGGTAATGACGGGCCGCAACATTGATGAGGAGACCAAGCAGTACATCCTCAGCGCCCGGCGCCGTGGAGATAACGTAAAGAAGCCTAGGATTACTATCAGCACTGTCCATTCGATGAAGGGCGCGGAGCGCGACAACGTGATTCTGGTTCCGGAGTTGAACTGGAGAAGCTACAAGGGATATCAGACGGACCCAGACCCGGAGCATAGGGTGTGGTATGTGGGGATCACCAGGGCCAAGGAAACCCTGCACATTTTGAATCCCACATACACGAATGGCCAAAAAACATACAAGTACGATATTTAAAATGCCTGAAGATCTCTTTGACGAATCGGTTTGGACTCCTCCCGCGGAGCTCCCAAACCTGTCGGACGCGACAGTCATGGCGATTGACGTAGAGACACGAGATCCACATCTCAAAACGCTTGGGCCTGGATGGCCCAGGAAGGATGGCAATCTGATTGGGGTGGCTGTGGCCGTTGATGGATGGAATGCCTACCTGCCCTTCGGTCATGGGCCTGTTGGCGATAATCGCGGTCATGGAAACATGTCCAAGACGCTGGTGCTGCGATGGCTGAGGGATCAACTGTCGCACGGTATGCCGGTAGTGTTTCACAACGCCCAGTATGATTTGGGTTGGCTGCTGACCGAGGGGGTAGAGGTTAAGAACCCCATACTGGACACAATGATTGCTGCCCCGTTGCTCGATGAGAACCGCTTCAGTTACGCATTGAATTCGCTGGGCGCTAGCTATCTAGGTGAGCGTAAGCAGGAGGAGGACTTAAGACGGGCCGCGGCACAGCACGGCGTGGATGCAAAGGCTGAGATGTGGAAGCTCCCGGCGGCCAGGGTTGCGTTGTATGCCCAGACAGATGCCCGGTTGACCTTGGACCTTTGGCATGTGTTGAACCGCAAGCTCCGTGAGGACGGCTGCCAGTCCATCCTGGACCTAGAGCTCTCGTTGTTGCCGGTGGTGTTTGAAATGCGCCGGCGTGGAGTGCGTGTTGATTTAGAGAAGGCAGCGCGCACCAAGAAGGGACTTCTGGATCTAGAGAATTCACTGCTAACGGAAGTTAAAAAGCAGACAGGTATCTGGCTGGAGCCATGGAACGCCCAGAGTTTGGCCAGTGTTTTTGACAAGCTTGGGCTAGAGTATGGCCGAACGGCCAAGAGCGGAGCTCCAAGCTTTACAAAGCATTTTTTGAAGACGCACGAGCACCCTATCGCCAAGACCATTCTTGAGATCCGCGAGTACAACAAGGCGAATACGACTTTTGTCGATACGATCTTGAACCATCAGCATGAAGGCCGTATCCATTGTGAGTTCAATCAACTGCGCTCAGACGGCGGCGGTACGGTGACGGGGCGGTTTTCTTCGAGCCATCCTAATTTGCAGCAGATGCCGGCAAGGCACCCTGAGATCAAGAAGTTGATACGAGGGCTGTTCCTGCCGGAAGAGGGCTGCCAGTGGGGGAGCTTTGACTACTCAGCCCAGGAGCCACGGTGGCTGGTGCATTACGCATGCCAGACAAAGATAGGTCTCGAGGACGATAAGGTCCAAGAGATAGTGAGGCAGTATCACAAGGACGATTTGGACTTCCACCAAAAGGTCGCTGACATGGCCGGGGTGGATCGAACATTGGCCAAGACCCTGAATTTGGGAATCATGTACGGGATGGGTGTGGCGAAGATGGCGACGGTGCTTGGGGATATCTCCTTTGAGGAGGCCAAGGCCCTACGCAACGAGTATGAAAGGGAGGTGCCGTTTATCAGAGAGTGCGCCACCTTGGTTATGGAGAGGGCAAAGAAGCGCAAGGAAATTAAGACACTGCTGGGGCGTAAGTGCAGGTTTCCAATGCGGGAGAAGCACGGTGAGAAGCTCTCACTGATTCACTACGAAACGGTAGAGGCGCAGTGGAAGGAGATTATGGATACGCCCGGCGATGAACGAGAGGCCAAATACGGCCCTCTCTGGAAGTGGAGAGATCCAGACAAGCAGAAAGTAGCGTTTGTATATAAGGCGTTGAATAAGTTGATTCAGGCGTCAAGCGCCGATCAGACAAAGCAGGCAATGGCCGATTGTAGCAGTAATGGCTATTTACCCATGCTCACTGTTCATGACGAGCTCTGCTTTTCAATTGAAAGCGATGAGCAGGCAGCTCATATCAAGCAGCTCATGGAGACGTGCATCGAGATGAAGGTGCCGTCAAAAATAGACATTGGTATTGGCGATAATTGGGGAGAAGCAAAATGAAAGATTACTTAATTCAGGTCCGCGTCAAGAACGGCTATTTGCATAGGAGAATGCGCGAAATGGGCTTTCCCTCAAACGCAGCCCTGAGTCGAGAAAGCGGGGTCAGCTCGTCGCGTATCGGGGAGTTTTTGAACCTCAAAAGCTACCCGATGAGCAGAATTACGGGACAATGGCTTGCGGGCGTGCAGGCGCTGGCCGACACACTCAATTGTCTTCCAGAGGACCTGTTTCCGCCGCAGCACATTCAAGACCCGCTCACAAAAAATAAAGTGGAGTTCGAGATGAATTTGGATGAGGTGCGGTTGCTGGAAAGACAAAGCGACCCTGAGGCCCTCTTGCTTGAAGATGAGTCTCGGACCCTGGTCCATGCGGCGTTGGCCAGCTTGGCCAAGAAAAATCCCAGGGAAGCGCAGGCTGTTCAGCAGCGGTTTTTCGAGGACGCCACTTTAAAAGAAATCGCCGATAAACTGCCATACACAATTCGGCCCCCTAGCGGGAGCGGTCCCCGAGAGACAAAAACAGTGTCTGTGGAACGAGCACGACAGATGGTTAAAAGCGGTATACGAGACCTGAAAAAAATTCTGGAGATCCCACAGGAGTTTTGGCGATGACTAGGGGAAGCAGAGAAATTATTTTCGTCAGGCCATGGCGCTAAAGAAGTTTCCGACAAATTGGGTGTGGAGAAGCAAAATGAATTGCACGTACACGTACAGCTTTCCTGTAGATGAGTGGGGCCGTCTCGGTGGTTTGTATTCGACGGCAGATGTGCCGGTTGCCAAGTTCCAGGACTTGACTCGAGACGGCATTATCATAGCGCAGAATGAAAAAGGGTCTGCGTACAAGGTTCGGGATGTGAAGGAGGGATTTGTTCGGTGGATTCCCTCAAACAACGTGGAGGTTGAGGACGATTCGTCTATATGAATTCGTCAGGATAATTTTCATCCAGCCATTTTCCGTAATTCTTTTTAGATCGGCTCCATTCATCGTGGCACGTTAGGTTTAAATCAATTTCGGTGCCACCTTCCCAGGTAACGCCATAGCAGATGAATGAGTGGTTACCCTCGGTATTCCCTTTGCCCCAGTATCCGTAGCAATAACCATCCTTCTTTGCCTCCTCAATCATGGTAGACAGCATTTCAGGAGACAGCATTCTATTGGTGTGCTGATGGAAAGACAGGACATGAGCTTTTTTACATAGCTCGATGCCTTTTTCCAGGCTGTCAGTGTGCTTGATTGATGGCCCGGGATACGTGGACTTTACCCTGTCCCGGGGATACGTGGGGATAGCCCACAATGTCAAAGTGACCGCGATAGCTAGGACGATGCGTAGCATCAGAGTTGCTCACTAGTACCGTCATCACGACTACGTAGAAGTTTCAGTGCAAGTGCAGGTCTCGCAGCGGTAACGGCCTTCGATAAACACTATCTTGGGCTTAGTGCAGCCACACTTAGGGCAGACTGCTCCATGTGAGTCCGTCGTACCTTCCAGATTTTCTTCGGTTTTCTTCTCCGACATAGCTACAGTGAACCCATCCAGAACTAGGTTCACCCTCCTTGTAAAATTCCAGAATCAGTTGATCGAAATCCAGCACGTTCTTCAGCCATAGACCTATTTCTAGGTTAGATACGCCAGGTAGCTCGAAGTCCACAGCTTGTCCATTGATATGTTGGCTGGTATCAGAGGAACCAATCTGTCTATTCAGAAGCACGCAGCGATAGCCGCTCGAGGGGCTGAAGGGCTTATTATAATACTTCCTGACTGGCTCTAGGATGTGGAGGCACAGTTTCTTGAGGTTTTCGATGTGTTCTGGGCCAGGGACATTAGCTATCCCATATCTTTGAGCTATCTGGGACTTGGTGAGCTCTTC